CGAATGTGATGGCAGCACGACGCAAGGCTTCTGACTCATCAAAGAGCCGGCCTGCGAGTTCTGTGGTCTTGTCTATCTGCTCTTGTGTCGCATCCGCGCTCAGACGCCGCAGTTGGATCTCTATCGCACGTTCACGGTTTGATAGGCCAATCAGCTCAGCCTCAGCCTGGAGGTCCGATATGACGTCCTGGTCAGCCTGGATACGAGCCTGTTCTGCTAGGGCCGCATTCTGTGCATTGATGCCTTCTGCGATATCCAGGGCCAGGTCCACGAATTCCGGGCCAGCTCCTGTCGCGAGAGCCCTGAGCCTGGTATCGTACAGGAGCAAAGCGGCCTGGGCGTCGTCGCCAGCTTCGGCCGTGATCCTGAGACGTTCTTCCTGCTGCTCGAGGCTCGTGATGAACTCTGACTGTTGGGCCAGCTCGGCTTGCCGTTCGATCGCTTCGTTCTGGCCGATGATGGCTTCCGTCAAAGCCCTCGCAGATTCAGCCTGGGCAGGCGTGAGCTGCAAGGCGATAATCTCTTGCTCTGTCTTATAGCGCTCTAAAGCAGCTCCGGCCGCATCTCCGAGCGTAGCCTGGATCCTTAGTTGCTCGTTAGAGTCCGTCAGACTGTCCAGGAAGGCCTGTTGCCGGCCAAGTAGCTTCTCATCTACGCCTCCGCCTGTGAGCGATACAGGAGCACTGGGGGCTGTCTCGGCCGGCTTATCTGGCCGAACAGTGAGACCGAATGAAGCGTTGATCCTTTCAATCTCTGCTTTGACGCGTTCCTCTTCAGCACGAAGCTCTTCAACACTGTCGCCGGTGAATGCAATTGGCTTGATGAGGAAGCCAGTAATTCCACCAGACTCCTCGGCACGAATTGCTTTCTGGATACCTTGCAGCTTCAGTTCCAGGTTATCGAGCTCAGTAAGGTTGCCGGATACAAATGCGGCGAAGGCACCGAGGTTCTGACCCAGGGCGCCGAATTCCGAAGCCAGGGTGACGGCTCCACCGGCCAGGTCGACAACACCACTTGCAAAAGCAGCGAAGCCTTGCTGGAATGACGGATCACTAATCAGGTCAGCCAGGTCGTTGAGCGAATCAACAAGCGGATCCAGGTTCGCACCTCCCGCGGCCTGGATGAAGGCGTTCCCGATCCTGGTCATTGCCTGGTCGACAGTTGGAGCAACCTGTTTGAACTGGCGTTCCAGTTCGTCGCCCTGCTGCAGGATCGCACCAAAGAATGCATCCGAGCTGACCTTGCCCTCAATAACCAACGAGCGCAACTTAGCAACGGAGCCGCCGGCTTCTTCAATACCTCGAGCTGCAGCCTGTGCAATCGGGAAGGCGCCTTCCAGGATCGAGTTGAACTCCTCCGCCCTCACGACTCCGGAGCCGAGAGACTGTGAGAGCTGGAGGAGAGCACCTGATGCTTCGCTTGCTGCGCCGCCCTGCAAGGCGAGCGCTTTACCGACATTCTCGGTGAAGTTCAGCAAGTCTTCCTGACTGGCTCCGAGTTCGTTTGCGGCCAGAGCACCTCGTTGGTAGAGCTGGGTAATGGCTTCGATCGGCGTTCGAGTACGATCTGCAATATCAAATAATGCGTCCAGGGTGCCGTTGAGGTCACCTTGTTCGCCGATCGCTACTTTGACTTTGTTGCTTAGCTGCTGGTATGAGTTCGCCAGGCCGATAACCTGTCGAGCAACTCCGATGGCGGCAATGCCTGCGATTCCAGCAGTAAGGAGTGCGATACCTTTGTTGGCCTGGGACGCCGCTGCACCAATACCTTTGATGTCTCGGCTGACCTTCTTGGCGCCCTTTTGTCGGACCGCAATGTCTAAACGTTCAGTAGCCATGACTACCTCTTCTTAAGCAACTTGACTGATTTTACAGCATCCACCCCTGCGAGCACCGCCCTTCTAACGAACCCCGCGGGTTGTTGATCGGAGGATCCCTCGTTCAGCTTGCCGATGTAGGGGAGGTTATTCGTGAGGTGAACAGACGCATGCTTGTCAATATCGAAGGCTGCAACTTTCGCGGCGACTGCAGCCTTTGCGACTGACGGACTTGTGTTCTTTGTGGTCTCTTCAGTTGGTGTATTGAAGTTCGGCAACCAGTTCGACCTGGCCCGACCAGTATCCACAGGAGTAGAGCTGACCAGGGCGTTGTCGATCGCAAGCACAACTTTGCGAATCCCCTTCTCGACGTTTCCCTCGATCTGGAGGCTTAGCTTATTTATGCGCTTTGCGAATACTGGCGGCGTTGCCATCACTACCTCTTGTTTGCGTGATCCAGGTAAACCTTATCCATCTCGCGAATCATCCTGTGCATTCTAGCACGTTGTGATTCGTCCATGTTGTGAGCAGTGCAGTAAGACTCGACCGCGTTCCACGGTATTGGTCCCACACCAAACCCAATCGAGCGAGTCGTGTCCAGGTCATACCAAGCTGTGAGGTACAGCTCGAGACCTGGCCACAACTCCGGAGCGTTCTCGATCGACTTAGGCAGTGGCATCCCTGAGCGAGATGCTTGCTCGATGATCTTCCGCTCCGTTGGTCCTTGCTCAATCTGATAGCGCAGGACCTCGATCAGTTTCCCTGGTCTTGCTCCGTCTCCAGGTCCTGGAACAACTGGAAGTTGGACGCTTGGCCCATGACATCGTTGAACAGGTCGGGGAGGTCCTTGAAGAGTTTCATCACGTTCTCTTTGTTGAACGCTATCTTCTTGCCTTTCTTGTCGGCAACATTCTTCCAGGACAGGACTACAGTTTCTGCGAAGACTTCTCGCATTGCTGCAGACATGCGTTCCGGATCGACTTTGCCGCCGGCCGCGAGAATTCGACGGAAGGGCTTCGTCTTTGCTTCCAGCATCTTTTGGTAACGGCGATTGCTACCGCCGGCTCGAGCGACTGTGATCGAGAAATCACCGTAGTCCAGCTCGATGCCCTGCTGTTCATGTTGTTCGCTCGTCCCGAAAAGTTCGTATGGATTGCTCATTGCTTTCTCCTTTCGAAGGTTGTATCTGTGGTTGGAAAATTGAGTTGTACAGGTCCTGCACGCCGTCTTTATACCCTAAAGCGTAGGCGCCGTAAAGTGCAAAGACTAAAAGCAGGAAAATAGAAAGGCCTCCCCATGACAAACCGCGACGTTTACGCCGGGGCTCATCAAGCAGGAGGCCTTTGGGATGCATCAGTTAGGCAATAACTTCTTGCCGGTCCTTAGCGATAACGCAATCACCGTCTGTGTCCAGGTTACCTACACCCAGGGCCAAGGCCGCTGAGGTGAAGTAGTTGGCCGGGATGGCATGGCCAGCCGCGAGAACGGCTGCCTGTGCATCGGCGATGGTGGTTGCTTCGTTGTCGAGGTCGTCGTTGTTGATGAATACAACATCGATCCCGTCAACAAGAGTGTGAGGCGGCTTGTTTGCCCGCACGATCCAGATTGCTGCAGCCATGATTGTTTACTCCGCTGCCGTCGGCAGATAGTCAAAGAAGTTGATGAGAAGGGTGTGGTCGAACTTGTTCACCGCCGCGCCAACTTCCAAAGGCAGGGTGATCGCTTGATCCTGTTCAACATTTGCACGACCATCGCCGAGGGCAAGCAAGCCGACATCAAAGCAGATGCCCGCATTGTCCTTAGCTATGATGAAGTCCTGAGTCACGTCGCTGTTGTTGCGTACAGCCTGGGTGGCCGTTACATCAGCGAAGTAAGCTGTCATGGATCCACCGACCTCGAAGGTACCAACCGACACATCGAATGCACCAAGCACGCCGACCGCTTTGTTCGGGCTGGCGTTGTTGTTGATGCTCAACGTGAAGTCAGTTACGAAGGCAAACAGAGGCGTCGGGTTTGAATCCGCAGCATCCAGGAGAGCCAGCTTCGTGCGTGAGAAGTCAGACGAGGTATTGAACGCCGTCGCTTCAACCAGGGTCGGACGCGTGCCGGTCTTAAGACCTGCCAGGCCCGTACGCTGTTCGTTGTTGGTCGCGATGAAGCTCAAGTCAACCGTGATCTTGTCGGCCTGGGCAACGTTCAGCGTGAGCTCATTCGGAATCGCACCGACGAGGTACTCAGACTGCGTGCCGTTGCCGTCGTCACCAAGCTGACGTTCCAGCTGATACGTGCGACGAACCTGGTTGGCAGGAAGCGCTTCGTTCTTGATGACGTCGCCGAAGAACAACTGAATGGTCTCAGTCGTCGAGGCTTCAGTCACCATCGTTGCGTCAGTCTTGTCGAACTCAAGGCGGTTGGCCGCGATCGAATTGATCCTGGCGAAGCCGTTGTTGACGGCATTGGTAAACGCGGTGATCGCCGTATCGCCACCGATGTAGATCCACTCACCAGGAATCAGACCGAGAGTCGTGAAGTCCAGGGTCGTAGACGTGAGAGCAGGCAGAGCACCTGCGCCGTCCACATCAATGTCGCCGGCAACGCCCTGGAAGCCAACCGTCTGAATGTAAGCGCCGGCCGGAGGCGAAGCCTCAGCAACCAGGTCTTCAGCAACAGTCAGCGAAGCCGCTGCTGCGATGGTGACCCGCTTCAGTCCGTTGTTCTCAGGGTTCGAGAAGTTTATAGCCTGGACGAGGGAACCGACAACAAAAGCATCCAGGCCAGAAGCAGCCTCGTAGTCTTCATTCACGCCGTCGACGTTCGTGATAACAACCTGCGCAGCATTGAGCGGCAGAGTCGTTGCTTTCTCACGCATGTCTGCGAACATGAAGCCCTGCATGAGGCGCTTCAAGTTCGTCTGCGTAAGATCTGAATTGAATCCGCCCGCTGCGTCCAGGTCGGTTACAACGCCTTTCTTGCGCTGGCGACCTGCATTGATCGGGTTACGAGCGATCGTGGCGATTGATCCGCCAAAGTCGTCGTAGCTGTTGGGCTCGAGCGTATACCAGACAGGTGACCCCGGCAACGTGCCGAGCGTCAGCTCTTCTGCGAACGTCAAGCCGGTGACGTTACTGTCTATCTTGTTAGCCATCTAAGGAGTCTCCTATTTGTTCTCCGGATAGAGGAAGTCTGCGGTGACGTTTATCTGGAACCACGCCCCGTCGGGCCCAATCTCATTTATAGTGACATTGCGAAACCAGATACAATCGCCGGCGCCTGCAGTTTGTCCCTCAAAAGCATTCTGGGCAATTATCGCAAGTGCCTCTGCCTGCGTAAGCCCCTGTCCGCGAGAAAGTGGGGCAAACACGTTGATAATGACGGTCCCGGTCCTCTCAAACGAACGGCCAGCTCCTGCAGGTCCAAGAGTATCCTGGCCTGAAGTAGCATGAAGGATCGTGACCCTGGCCCAGGGTTGCGTGGAATCTGGTTTGTCCCCCGAGTCTTCGCCTTGCCAGCGAACTACAGGCTCGACGCCTCCGTTCTGAGCAGGAGCAAGCGCTTGCCAGGCTGTATAGAACTTGGCATTGATTGCGTCACGTGCTTCTGATAGGGTAAGACTCATTGCCGGACCTGGACCTTGTAGAGCACATCGTCGTTGGAAGGACTGATGGTCTCCACGTTGATAATCTTGTGAGCGTTACCGCCAATGACCAGGAGGTCGCTCGTGTTCGGAACGCCACCAGAAACATCAGCTGCTGAGATGAGCGCTAACCTGTCACCCCGCTGGACGAGGGTGCCGTCTATCTTTTCGTCCTTAATCTGAAACACGGCCGAGAAGACAGCCTCATCGGCAGTCGTCGGGGCACCAGGTTTCCATGGCGTTGAACCGACTGCTCCGTCAGTTACACGCCGGATCTGGATCGTCTGGCCGTTAGCCGTGAGGAGGTCTGTTGCCAGCGTCTTGAATGCGCTTACATCAGCCACCGCGTACTAGCCTCCGCCTGGAAAGCAGTAAACCTGAACGCTTGAGCCGCCAGTCTGCCTGGTAGAAGATCGGAGACTTTTGCGCGGACTGCGGCGAGTTGCCGCCGAAGTACTCGATTTCGTTCTCCAATACATCCAGCTTGTTCTTGATGCGCTTGATGCCCTGGCCGGTTGAATCGAAGGTGATGTCTGGAAACAGTGAGCCGGCCTGTTTCAACTCGGCGAGAGCCAGGTCAGCGCAAGCCTCCTTGATGATCGTCGGAACACCAAAGACCACGTAGTCGTCACGATCGACGGCATCGAAGCGAGGCCACTCAGTAGTCTGTAAGCTCGAGCGCCTTTCGCCGACGTACGAGTACCTGGAGTCCAGATAGTCACTGGCCAAGACGATCGCACCCTGGACGTCAAGGAGTTCAAAGTTGCCGTCCACAACATCCGTGACATTGCGGTCCGAGTGATACGTGTTGAAGAACGCAACGTCGATATAGGCGTTGGCGTTTGCAACCGATCCGTTGTCGTCTTGTACCGTGAGAGCCATTACTGAATCCTATCCTTCACCTTGAAGCTGCCAGCGAAGTACACGCGAGCCGGATTGTCTGCCGGACCGTTATCCGTGATGCGGATATCGTACTTGTAGCTGCCTGGGGTGATTGAAAAAGTTGCCATGTCAATGACAATCAGACCGTTGGGCTGAGCAGGCGAAACAGCCGGAGCTCCTGCGAAAGTTCCGAGCGGGGCGCCATCAGCTGTGGCGCTGACCCGAAGGTTCGCGGTGAAGTTCGTCGTGTCGACCAGGTTGCCGGAACTGTCGCGCAACCGTACTGTGAGGTCGTCGGTATCTTCTTCACGACGCACCAGGTTGCAGGCAATTACGTCTCCAAGATCTTCTGTTGCCATTAGGTTATCTCCGCATCTAGGGGCGCAGGCAAGTCCGCGTCAAGTACGACGTCGATCAGCTCCGCCTCTAGTATGTTATCAATTAGTTCTGCTTCAAGTGGTTCCACTATCTCAGCTCCTTGTGCGTCTATTATAACCGTCACAGAGGTTGGACCACTCCCTCCGGCGCCTCCAAACAGCAGCCAACTATTCAGGCCAATCATTCCAGTATACTCGAATCCTGCGACTGTGTAGTCCCTGTTACAGTCTTCGCGGGGATGATGTCGGTCGTCGTCCCCCTGAAATAGTAGTGCAGGAGACCTGTATCCTGGTCAAAGAAGTGGTCCGCTTCCATGAGAGCCAAGGCATCGAGCAGTTCCTGGCTGAACGTGAGACCAGCCGAGTTGGCCGACGCGATCGAAACCTGGTTCAGTACCTTCACGTCCAGGATGTTGTTGTTGGAGCCAGCCAGGTTTACCCTGTACGGGCTTCCGACGTCCTCGAACAAGACCGTGTAGCCGTTGATAATCTCGAACACGCGAGCAAGCGTCACACCACCAACCGTTACCGGGAGGTTGTGGTTGTGTGTGATAGACCGCCAGGATCCTGCAACACTGGACTCCCAGTTCTTCAGCTCCAGGCGGAATGCGTTCGTGTCAAACTCGTAATCGCTGCCGCCCAACGGCGTAAGATCTGCCTGTGGAACAGTGATGACTTTGGTGACTTCGTTTACAGAGATGGCCATTAGTCTGGTTGCATCCTAATTGTCTGCACGAGACCTGTGCCTGACTGTACAGTTCCCGACAAAGCGCGACGTACATACGCCGGGCTCTCGCTGCCCTTGGCTGCGTACCCGAAAGCATCATCAGGCGTGGAACCACCATACTGGACAGTCACGACGCCCGATGCATTTGAGAGGAGGTTATTGATGATGTCCGTGGCCCCAAGCGATGTGCCGAGGATAACGTTAACGCCTTCAATCGGGTTGCCAGTCGCATCATCGATGAAGGTCAAAGTCACTGGTACAGTCAAGTTGACCTGGGTCGTTGCTCCAGCGCCGTTACGAACTACAGGCAATGCGCCGCCGCCGGAGATGTTCAAGGTCACCAAGCCGCCGGAGTTGTTGTAGATCATCGCGTTGTTCGCGCCAGTGTTCGCAACCAGGTTTGAGCCTGCACCAGTTGTCGTGTAGCCGGGGAAAGTATTGCCGACGAAGCTGTACGTGCCTGTCGCTGTAATCTCGATGGCGTGACCGGTGTTGCCTGTGTTCTGATTGAACTCGCTATCCGTGATGAGACCTGGATTGTTGCTCGTCAAGTACGCAACGTTGCTAGCGACATTCGGCTCGATCACCGTGATGCCATTGATATCAGCACTGGTCTGAACCATGCTGTTGCCATCGATGATCGTCGTGCCGTTCAGTACCGCGTTGCCGTTCAAGGTAATGACATCAGAGCCCGACCAGGTTCCGGTGTTATCCGTGAAGCCGCCCGTTGTATCACCCATGGTCGATTCGACATCGATCGACCACCGTGCGTTTACAGGATTCTCTGCGAAGATGTTCGCGAGCGTCCAGGTGACCGTTGTGTTGGCGCCCCGCATGAAGAAGCCATAGAAGCCAGCTGCAACATTCTCGTCCAGGAACTTGACGGTGAAGGCGTCGTCAACGAACCAGGAAGCAGTAGTTCCTGTTGCCGGCCCGATGTAGAGTCCGCCTTTCGCACCGACGCTTGACAGCCAGCCCCAGAAGCTCGTGTCCTGGTCCTGGTCAACCATGTCCTGGTAAGTATTCGGAGTGCCACTCGTTCCTGCGTCAGCGCGTACGCCGAAGCCAACAGTGAACTGGTCAACCTGGCAGTTGTTGAATGAGCCCATGATGGACGTGATGGTAGTGATGGAGAAACCCATCGAATCAACATCATCAAGCTGCGCCGGGTTGCCGGTCGTTGTCCAGGTCGTCGCTGAGTTAAAGTCCGCAGCCGGATTGATTACCCTGGTTGTGAAGCCACCCTTATAGAAGTAGGCTGGCATGACGTTCCAGTTGCCAAAGTGGCCAGCAGCGTTTCGAAACTGTATAGCGAGACCAGTCGTCGCACTGATCGGGGTCTTTGTATTGACCCAACCGATGAAGTGTGCGCCTTCGTCCGCGCCGCCGACTGAGAAGTCATAGACACCTGCTGCACCACCCAAGAGATTGTCCGAGACAAGCAGCTCTGTCGTGTTCGACATCTTATCGCCGACAGCACCTGTGCCTTCGACGTTATCATCATCACCCGAGATATTCGCGCCGCCATTGAGCGTCGTGAAGTCAGCTGCTGTATCACAGCTCGAGACGATGGTTCCGTTGAGAGTGATGGCCATTAAGGTTTCACTCCAGCGCGGTGGAACATGACCGCAGTCGCAACATGAATCGCGTGAGCTGCGCCCATACCGTGTTGGGGAATTGTGATTGGCGTACCTACTGGATGGCTGCTAATCGCACTCCAGCCAGAAGCAGGGCCGAAGACATACCAATCCGTCTCATGATCCCAGGACCACAAGTCTTGTGGAGTACCGAAGTGTGGAGCTTCCCATGGCGTTACAAAGAAAGCCTTGTTGGATCCGTTGATACTGTTCAGGATTTCCGCAGCCTGGTCAAGTCGGTTGCAAGGGATTTCCAGGAAGTCCAGAGACTGGTCTGGAGACTCGAGATGTTCTCCAGTACAGTTGATGACGACCATGCAATCTATGCCGCCTCCGATATGGCGGGCATAGTTCCACGCGTTCATTGTCTCTTCGTTAGCTCCACTGAAGACGTCTTTGTAGGACTCCTCGTAGAAGAAGATTATGCCTGCCATGTCTGCTTCTCCAATTAAAAAGGGCCGGACCAGTCGCCCAGTCCGGCCCTTATCATATCATCCTGACCAGCCGGTTGATGCTAGTCTGCGATGCGACCTGCGTCAACCGAGAACCCGCCAGAACCGAAAGTAGGATTGGCTTTGAAGGGAACGATCGGGTTGCTGTCTCCGCGCCGAACTGTGACAGTGGTTTGCGTTGTGCCTGGACCGAAGATAGCCGTGAAGCTCTCCGAACCTGGCGATCCATCTGTTCCCACAGTCTCAGTCGTATCGATGAAGGCCCGCATCACACCGTTGCCGATGTTCGCGTTATCCGTCGAGAAGTCTTGAGTCGTGGTGAACGTGAAGGTCGTACCAGTCACGTCGTTGTAAGGATGCAAGCTGACCACACCAGAGTTCCTGGTGATACGCAGCTGTCCAGTCGACGGAGTGTTGTCTGGAACCGCGTTGACTGCAACCGAAGCAACCGCGGCACCTGTCAGAGCCGTAGTCGCAATGGTCATTTCAGTCGTGTTCGGAACCGCGTCACCGTTTGGATCGAGAGTCGCGCCATCCCAGGGATAACACGTCACACGATCGCCTGCACGCAAGTTGCCGACAACACCTTGCTGGTTATTCGGTACACCCTGCTGAACGTCCAGGAGGTTCCTGTTGAGGTCACCCAGGATCGCATCCGAGGTATCCACTCCTATACCAAAATTGGTCTGGAAGTTCGAACCAGTGTAGATGCCGACGAACTGGTTGTTGATCGTGCGTGACGCGACAGTGCCGTTGACGTCGATCGTCTGCAACACGCCAGTGATGATCTGATAGACTGGCTGGTTGTCAAGAGGATCCAGGCCAGCTTGCGCCTGGTAGTACGCGTTGCCGGTCGTGCCGTCGTCGTCGTATGCCATG